CCCCTTCTTTACCTTTCCAGTAACGGCAGTCTTGAGTTTAGATCCAGGATTTTCTCGGCGATAACGAGCCACACCAGCTTTTGTCATGCCAGCGCCAGATTTTGTTGATCGAAAATACTTTTTTGTTTTAGGTGGTTGTTTGTCTGCTTTTCTAGCCATTTATCCAACCCTCATTCTTTATCAAAATAGCATCAAATGCTGCGGTGCATCGCGCATTGTTACTGCGAACAGAAGCACGAATATCTATGTCTGATTTTTCAGGAAGAGCGAAAGGAACATGAAACGCATAAAAGTATTCGGCGGAGGCTACTTCAAAGGTATGGGCTATGCGGAATGCCGTTTCTCCGCCAAAACGAACAAAAAAGTCTCCAGTGGCATCTGCTCCCGACTGGACGCTCATTACGCCCTGTGAAATATAGGCGGTGTACCCAGCAGGTACAGTGTATACACCCATCAAGGTTTGACCCCTGCCTGCGGTAATACGAGCTACTGTTGTAACGCCCTTCTTAATATCAATATTTCCGATATTGGTGGCAGAGCCATTGTACATATAGCTTCTGTATACGCGAATAAACGACTGCGTTGTTGTATTACCTGTAGCAGCAGTCAGCGTTACGTTTTCTGAGATGTCGTTGTAGTTTGCGTCCAAACCAATAATCGTAATGGTTTTGCCTGCATCCCCAGCATTATCACGATCTACTGTAAGTGTTCCAGCAGAGGCAAAGGCTGACCAAGGATACATTGTGTCGCTTATGTCCCACACAGTGCCAGTTGTATTGATCGACATAGAAGGAACTGCGCCAAACTTATGGAGTGCTCTATGTCCGGGAATCTGCCCACGAGCGATCTGTAGCTCAAACGGTTCGCTTGTGCCGACTTGAGTTATAGATCGTATCTCGTGAACAGACATTTTTTTTTACGCCAAAAAGATTGTTAGTTCGGCACCTGTACCTGAGATAGCGCTTACATAAACACCGCTTTCAGCAATTATACCGTCGCCCGGAATGTTAAGAGCATTCTGACCGGCAGGAAATTTTTGTGTAAGCAATGTCGCACCGCCGTTGCCGTCGGTTAGTGTAAACGCACCAGCGGCGGTAGCGTACATAACAATCTGTTTAATGCGTGAGCGACCCGGACCTACTGCCCCTGTCGCTGTAGCACTATAGGCTTTTACTGGACCAGCCATCTAAGCCTCCTATTAAGCAGTGGCTGTTGCGCCAGTATCTACACGAATCCAGTTTGAACCGTCAGAAAACACGAGGTTTCCTGTACCAGCAGCGGCACCTTCAGCAGCCTTACGAGCATCTGATACATAGTAAATGTAGCCTTCGTTGTCGGCTGAAGCCGCAGGCAGGTTTGCAAAAAGGATTGGGGTGGCCCAGAAGGCGGTATCTACCTTCAGTGGACCTGAAAAAGTTGTACGAGCCATTTAGATCTCCTGTCGTGGCTAGTGTCAACCGCACCATGCGGCTGTCAGGGATGACTTATTATACACAAAAAAAGGGCGGCATGAAAGCCGCCCTTTGTATTCATTTTGCCTACGCTTATGCGCCCGGTGAACCGAACACAGCGCGTGGGTCTGAGAAGCCGAAGCTGTAACGCTCACGAGCCTTAAACCGCATGTTGCCAGTGTCGAAATCTGGGTCCATTGCAGTTGACAGAGCCATACGCTCAAAGTGCTTGAAGCCGTTTGGCGCGTCTGTCTTGATGAAGAACGCATCAGTGTCGGTCAGGTAGTCGTTGACTACGTAACCTTCAGGCAACAAGCCTGAAGACTTGATTGCGTTGATGTCGTTGTCAGCAGTACCAACACGCAGGTTTGACACCAACAAACGCTCTGCAACGAATTGCAGTTGACGTGGAATGATTAGCTTCATGCCGCGTAGGGCAATAACTAAGCCACGCTCGTCAGTGAACCCAGCGATGTTGATCAGAGCGTCTTCCAAAGAAGTTTCGTTCAGGTCAGCGGCTGTTGATGGTTCGTTGGCGAATGTGCCACCGTTTGTCAGCGGGTGGTTAGTTGCACAAAGTTCTACACCGTCACCACCAGAGAAGGATGAATTGAAGGCGTTGTTAAGAACTGAGGCAGCTTTAACCTGCTTGGTGTGTGCCATTGAACGTGCAAGAGCACGTGTATAGCGTGATGCCAGACGGTCGTACAGGTTGTCTTCGATTGCTTCTTCAGTGATTGAGAAAGCCATTGCCACTGTCTCGTGGTTGTAACGAGCAGTGTATGCTTCGTTGGCATCGTCGTATGAGATACCAGCACCTTCATTTTTCACTGGAGCCGCACCGAAACCTGATAACATCACTTCTTCCTCGAATGCCCGGTCTGATGACTCGGTATCGAAGATTTCAGCATGCTGACCTTCATAGCGGTTGTATTCCATGCCAAAGAGGGCGTTGAGGCCAGGCTCTAGTTCTTTGGCGAGTTGTGCGCGAGAAATAGCCATTATCTACACTCCCTTATGCAATTGTGGCGTCGGCGTCATTGCCGAGCAGCACGTGGTTGTTGATCTTAACAATCATTGCAATCCCGGCGGCAGCGTAGTCTTGGTTATCTACGTCTTCCTGAATGCCAACAATCATCAGCGGCAGAGAGGGGTCTGTCGCGTTTGCTGTTGAGATGTCTACAACGCCTGTTGACAGCCCGGTAGTTGTGCTACCTGCGTCGCCGTTGTCGAAATCTACGGTCTTGAAAATGTTTGCACGAGCAGTTGCCTTGTTTGTCATGCTGCCATCAGCAACACACAAGAACTTCTGCGCTGGGTTATCGTAAACGTAACCGATGATGTCGTAGCTCGTATTAGCTGAACCTGAACCAGGCCAGTAATTTGAGAACTTCTTCTCACCTGTGGTTGCGTCAACATACTCACATCCTGCGAAAGCTCCTAAAAGCTGTTCACCGTCGGCAGCAGTGCTAGCAACCTGGATTGTCCCGCCAGTAGTCTCTACTTTGACTGGAGAACCCTGATAGATTGCTGAAGCTGTGCCGGAGATGTAGTATGCAGTTTGGCCCTGAGTGGCAGGTGCGCCACCGTGGAGACCGATTGGCTTCAAGCCAAAAGCGACATTAGTATTCGCCATCTACTTACTCCTTATAGTTAACGGGGGTTAATCCTTACCCCCAAACGATACACGACTTTTCCGATCATTATGGATCGGCATTGAGGGGTGTTGTTCCCTCATCAGGCTCTGGTCAACGGCATCCATTTGTGTGCGGGTCTGCTCCCGGAAATATTCAGTTCTTTCTTCAACCGTTTCCTCTGGGATACGGGCAAGCATTAATCCGCCTACACCGATTGTACCTGCATGCTCACCGTCCTCAATAGTAGGGTAACGACCCTTCAGTTCAGGATATTCGTCAGCACGAACAGGTTCCCAACCTTCCCGCATTTTTGACGACACATTCATTGTATCATCCTCGCCACGGATAGAAGTTCTAATCCAGCGGTGAGTGTAGCCTGCGGGGGCTTCTGGTGCCTCCAACTTTGAAGGCGGTGCCCACGGCTTGCGCCGTGTGGACTTTGCACGAGTTTCTGAGTCCCGTGAAGCTCTTTTAGTAGAATCAGCCATCTTAGCTCTCCTTAACGTACTTTGCGTATTCTTCGAGCGGAACATTCAACCGCTTTGCAATCGCAATCTGCGAAGGTGACAGCTTGACTGTTCTGCGCCCCTTAGTTGACTTCGACCGTGAGGCCGTGGACTCAGCAGAAGCGACTCTGGGTCCAGCATCGCTGCGAACTTGTTCCTTAAACTTGTGAGGAAACTCGCTACGCATACGATTGTCAAGTTCATTATAGTACTCATCGGACGCTGGGTCAAACCCTTCATCCTCAATTAATTGCCTGTGTACACCAAAAGCAGCATAAGTCATGGTTTGATCCGTGCCAAACCACTCGTTCTTTTCTGCCCATGCTTCCGCTTTAGGGTCAGGTTGTGCTGGCCTTTGAGCCTGCTGCGGCTGTTGTGCAGTTTCTTCTACGGGCTGTGCCGCACGTTGTTCCTGCCTGCGCCGTGCCTGCTCAAGCTGTGCTTGGTCTAGTGCCAGTTTACTTAAGTTCTTCTGGGCTTCAAACATAGCTTCAGCATCGCCATCATCATAAGCTTTTTGATAGGCTTGCTTTGCTGCTTCGATTTGTGAGTCAATACGTGTACCAAACTCACCCACATATGATTGGTCTAAAGCATCAAGACGTTGTTTGAGTTCTTCGTTCTGCTTCTTAACAGCCTCTGCGTACTCTACCGCAGCTTGACGCTGGGCTTCTTCGTCCCGATACTTCTTCGTTAATTTGCTAATACGTTGTTGAACACTCTTAGAATATTGCTCAAGTTCGTTCTCATTAGCCTCTTGCGCTGGCTCTTCTGCCTGTGCTTCAGCCTGAACCTCTTCAGCTTCTTCTTCAGCGTTCGGGTCAACGATTTCAATTTCTTTTTCTTCAGCCTCTTGCTGTAATGCGTCGGTGGACATTATGCCGCTCCATACGTTTTGATATCGTCAGGGTCGACGATGGTTGCAATGACTTCATCATCATTGATTATTCTCACTTCGCCACCCTCAATCTGGAATCGAGAACCAGCGTAGCGTCCGATACATACCCAATCGCCTTCCTTGCACCACGGCTGGTCGCCAAACTTATCATGGTCACTGTAGGCAAGTGGGCCTACCTTAACCACATAAGCTACAACAGTAGCACGTGATTCACGCTCTCTAGCTTGATCGGGTACATAAATCCCAGACTCGGTTTTCTCACGCCCCATATACGGCATGACAAGAAGTCGCCAGCCTGTGGGTTGTGGAATTCGTTCTGTAAGGGATTTTTTCTTGGCTTCTTTTTCGGCTTTTTCTTTCGCCTGCCGTTGGGCGAGTACATAGTCAGGTACTATCAGTGTCATCGACGTAGTTTACCTTCTTTAGCAGGGCCTTTAATTCATCAAGAGCAAAGGTGACACCCTGTACTTCACCGACCCTTGCGCGGTAGTCTTCCATATTAGAAATACTACCACTGGTTATAGAAACACTAATGTCTTCTATACGATTATTCAAGCTTTTTTGATATTTTGTTAAGAAATTATATACGTCCATTACTCTTCCATGCCGTCAATCGGTCCGCCTGGGGCGAAGTCGGCACAGGAATTTGATGCAGAACACATAAATTTCAGCATCTGGCAGTACCCCACTTCACCAGATTCGTCCTTCATACACTGCTGCATTTCAGGACTTACATTAAATGCTGCACATACACGGCAGCTTTCCTCCGGGTTAATAGCTGGGCCATACTGATGCTCTTTAATCGCCAGCCTTTGGTTCTCCTCGTTTGTCTCAAGGTCTTGCGTAGCAATAGGACAAGCATCCTGCATGTCATCAACAGGAATGCCGTCGCTGATTTCTTTTGCTAAGTCCATACCGTCTGGTATTAATTTAATTTCTATTCTCATTACCCAAAGATCCTAAATATATTACCAATTCCCATGTCCTTGCTTTGGAAGGGGCGGTTGTATTGAAGTGTACCACCTGTTAAGCCCTGCTTCAAACTACCTTGAGGCTTGAACTCTAATGTCCCGCCACCAATTTCAGTCTGAAACGGATTCTCAGGGTTCATCATGTAGTCCAGAACACCAGGAGCAAAATCACTGGCGTCAGAAACTTTCATAAAAGCCGGGCCTTGGCGTACATCCCCGGAACCAGTCATCCCTGACCTGTCTTGTATGACATCCATCCCTTGACCCTGTAGACCTTCAATAAAGTTCTCAAGGTCTGGGCCTGTTTTTATTCCCAGTTCTCTTGATAAATCATAGCTTAAGCCTCTGCTGCTACCGGGCTTTGAAAGCTGTGCCTTACCTGTTGTTGAATCAAAGGTAGCCTCATACCCTCTGTCAATCATGTCTTGAATATCATCAACCTTGTAGCCGCCGCCTGCTTCTCTAAGACCTTCTAAGACTGTTGAGTCCACATTATAAACTTGAGCGGTCTGCGAAGTTGGGGCGGTAGACTTTGAGGCTCTGTCCATACCTGCAAGCATAGCAGCCACGTCTGCTCTTGCTGGCGCAGCTTGACTTAGGTTCATTGTCTGTAGGTCTTCCGCTGGGGTCGGAAACTTTTCTTGCAACATATTCTGGCTCATGGCATCAGGACCACGAGGGTCAAACGTAGGAGGAACCCCCTCAAATCTTTGAGCAGCGGCAGTTTCGGGTCGGCTAAAAGCACTTCTTATCACATCTTCTGCTTGCAGAAACTTATCCTTCATTGTTTGACCAAGGCCAGAAAGGTCTGCTCCGCCTGTAAAAGCACTCATAATACCGCTTGATGCCAAGTCTTTATTGACTTGTGGGTCGAGTTGCGCGCTATATGCTCTGCTTCCGTCAGGGAGCGTTGCATTCATAGGAGCGTAGCTTACGTTTCCGCCGGGCAGCATTGAAACTAAAGGACCCATACCCATCACGGCGGAAGCAAGCCTGCCTGCTATCTCGCCCGTGGACATTGGTTCTACTTGTTTGCGAACTTCCCCTTGAGCCGTCATCTCACCTTCAGGACCACCAAACAAAGAGCCAAAGCCTCTTTTTTGAGACAGTTCGTCTTGCCCAGTAAAGTCAGTAAACCTTTGGAAGCCTGCGTCCAAAATGTTTTGAGCAGTGTTTGGGTCTAGGTTGTAGTTAATTTTATCGGCACCAAACATTCTGCTGAACAGGCTTTGGTTGCCATAAGGGTTCTGTAAACTACGTCCTGTTTGCTCAAGGTAGTTTTTATATTGGTCGCTGTTTCTATCATAATCACCACGACCAAGTGTTGTGTCGCTGATTATTCTACCGCCCTTGATTGTATTACCACTGATTCTTGTCCCGCCGCCGGGCAGTGATGTCCCAGAAGTAAAGTTCTGGCTGCTGCCACCATCATTGTCACTACTAGAACCTGGAGTTACGCTAGTCGAGTCAAACTGAGTGGTTCCACTAAAACCACTTTTATCATCTACGCTTCCAGTGCCAAATGAATCGTATGACATTTATCTGATCTTTGTCTCTCTAGCGTCGCGCATGCAGGCTTTCCCCATGCCGCGAACAAACATTTTCCCGTCTTTTGCTGTAACAACTTTCTTATCGTCGCCACGACGCTGTAGCTTTGCAGAACGCTTGGGAGCTTTTTCCATGTACTTTTCTAGCTTCTCTTCACGCTCTAATGCTTTTTCCGCAGCCTCGTGGTCAAAGCCACCTTCCATCTCAAATCTATCATCTGCATTGGGGCGTTTCTTTGGGCCAGTGATTTTTACTGACTTACCTTCTTTAGCTTTCAGTTTCATGTTCGTATCATCTGACGCAATCTGGTCAGCCTTCTTCTGGTTCTTTTTCATTTTGTCTTCGCGCTTCTGAATACGCTCACGAGCAGCATTGAGTGCCTTACTACCAGAATCAGATGTATTTCTGCCCATCTCGATAAGCCTCTTTGCTTGTTTATATGTAATGCCGAGATCGTCAGCGAATTGTTGTATCCGTGCCATGTCCCTATCCTACACTATTTTTCGTGGTTGAGCCAGACTGCAAAAGCACCTGTCATGGCACCTGTAACAACGCTAACGAGTGCTGCCTGCTCTGCCGTCGGGTTTGATAGCGTCATAAACCACTCCACTACCCGCCAAGCGGATATTGACATCATAATCATCATCAAGCGGGGAAGTATCTTCCACTTGAGAAATCTTTCCATCGTCAGTTCTGCCATCTTCTTTTTCCTTAGTTAGCATTACTTCTTCCTAAATTTATCAAGACCTTTTATCCCAAGTGCGGCACTACAAACCATAAAAACAAGGTATTGATACCAATCAGGAAGCTCATTGAGCCTATCGAATCCATTCTTCACCACTCCTTCCATGCCCGGTATGAACACAAGAACAACAGGTATAAGAACTATAACGGTAACTACTTCGTCTTTCCAAGAGCCTTTTGTGCTCTCAGCCATAATCAACTCCCACTTGCTGTCGTGGGTAGCTGCGGTCTTCATTATCTCAGCTTTTGCTTCTGCCTCAGTCTGAGCAAGAGTTGCCTTCGCTTTTTGCTTGGATACCTGGCCTTCAACAAATGAACCTGCCAGTGATGCAATGGGGCCAATAAGAGCTTGAAGCATTTACTTACCTTTAAATCTGTGTCTGAAGAAAACAATTAAGTTTACCGCTGTATTTAACGTCACCATTAACACTAACCAGTACTGAAGTTCTATCGGCATCACTGTCCACGCTTCAGGTCAGCCTGAGTGTCAATACGATATACGTTCACCAAGTTCCTGTCTTCTGCAATTTGTTCCTGCAATCTTTGACGCTGCTGTGCTAAGTCGTAAGCCTGCATCAGCTTGGCCTGATCAATCTGGAAGTCCATGGCATCGTTCATAGCCTTGCGCTGAATCTCCTGCGTATCGTTCTGCAATTCCTGCTGGCGGATAGCTACAAGCGGGTCAGGCTGTTGTGGTGGTGACAACAAAGGTGCCAACTGTTCTGTGGTGTCAGCAATCTGCTGGGCAACCGCAGCTTCCAACGCAGCCGGGTCAATCTGTGGTACAACCTCACCCTGCATCTGTGCCTGCTGAAGCACACCATTAAACATTTCCTGCACCAAATCACGAGCATGCATAGCCACGTGTTCCTGCACGTGCGCCTGCAACATCATAAATGCCTGCGGGTTGCTAGCCGTAGCTGGCTGCTGCAACATGGCAGCGTGAACGCGAATGTGTGCCATGTGGTCTTGAGGCGGGAAAGCCTGCAAGGGCTGACCCATCAACACTCTAGCATTCTCCGTGCCGGGGTCCATCGGGGCTGGTGGCTGTGGCGGCGGCAAGATATTGTCAATGTTCTTAATATCCAGCGCGTCATACATACGACGGTAAGCCTCATACATATTGTGCATCTGCGGAGCAGCCTGCGCCAACTGAAGCTGTGTCTGTGCCAGCGACAAACGCTGCGCCATCGAAAAGATTGATGGGTCGGATACTGGGAGAACGTCTACCCGCCCATCAAAGTCTTGCGCCATAATATTGGGGTCAATATTCTGCGCTATCATGTATGGATAAGGTACAGGATTGTTTGCAAATATCTCGGCAAGCAATCTAAATTCTGACTTCTGAGCGTAATGCAACCGCTTGTGGATGCTGCTGATTACCTTAGAGCCTTGCTCAATCAGGGCAACGGTGGTTCCGACGGGTGCTTGTGCGTTGACATCGGCGACCTTAGAATCGGCAACTTGGGCGAATCTTCTTCCAGAATCGACGACAACGCCCAGTAATTGAGCAAGTGTACCAGAAGGTTCCTTGTATGGGAGGGGTATAATAGCGTTCCGAATATCACCGCCGGGAGCATCAAGATCACGAAACTCGCCAGGATTAACTGGCTCATCATCGTTCCTAATACGGACGCCACGCGCCTTAAACCCACCCGGCAAATTCGAGAGAGTTCCAGCATCGATGAGTTGTCGTAAAATGGATGTGGCCGCACGAGACAAACCCCCAATCATATGTAATAGACCAAAGCCATAAAAGCCAAAGCCCGGTAAAAACTTGTAATGAACAAAGAACTGACGCTTGCGACGAAGCGGATCCATCTCACGCCAGTTACGGACTATCGATAAAATCTGTCCAGAAGCCTCGTCCATAGTGACGATATACGGAAGCTTGATACCTGTTGGCTCCCCTTCCGCATCCATATCCTCAAATCCCTCAAGGTCCAAGTCCACATGCACCTCATGCAATGTGTACATCTCGTCAGAATAACCCGGACGCAAACCTTGAATCTCGTCAGCCTTGCCACGTATGGTAGAATCAGACTCATCATCTTCAGATATAGATAATGATACATCACGGTAAATACCTCCTACCTGCATCTTGCGTATATCGTTATACGTCATACGTACAACATGGGTGTACCGCTCCGCTGTAGCTAAGTCAGTAGCACTATATGGCACAACTAAATCTTCAGCCGGAACAAACTTCGACACAGCCCTCTGACGAATAGGGTCAAAGTAAATCTTCTTAAACGTCGAACCCGTAATAGGCAAATAGAAAAGCATCTGGTCAGTGTCAAGGTCATACTCTTCCATAACCTCAGTAACCTGATAATTCATAAAGTCCTTGACCCGCTGCGCCTGGTCCTCAACTTCCTTGGACTGCTGACCTACTATCTGCGTCTTAATAGGACCGCCAGGAGGTAACATCTCCTTGTAAGCCTGCGCTTGGAACTGAGTAACCGCCTCACTCAATAACGGATGCGTTACACCACTCGCACCCATGAACGGCTGTGAACGCTCCTCGTAATTAATACCAAGTAACGTCAAACCATTGGCAATAGCTTCTTCCCACTCGTCACGAGAACCCCTGTCCTCATCAACCTGAGATCCAAGGTCCGAGGACAAAGCTCCAAGTATCGAGTCGTCTAATACTTCAGCCAAGTTCGCATTGTGGTCGTACTCCTCAACCTCAACTTCCATGCCCTGCTCTTCACCCAACATAACGACATTGGGCGGAAGCTCATCTTCCTCGAACAACGGAACTTGAATCTCAGCACCTTGGTCCACGGACCGTGGACCGCCAGCACCCATTGCTTCTTCGACCATCCCGGCCAGAGGTTTAGGAGGTAATGCCATTACTTCTTTCCTTTGTATGTGCCACCACACTTCTTCTTGGTGGTGCCTTTTGTGCTACCCTTCTTGGTATCACTGCCAATCTTTACTGTACCAGGCTTTGGTTTCATATATATACCCTTGGTATATTCGTTTAGCAAATGACCTGCTAAGTCGTATTTAAATGGATCGTTAGACATTATTCAAACATCCCTAGTAGTTTTTCCATGATTCCCGGTTCGGCAGGTTCATACTTAAAGGAACCTTGTAACGCCTGTGGGGGGACGCCACGTTCTTTTAATACAGGCATAGTAGCTTCGTCCGCTTCTCTTAAGGCAGTTGGCATAGAATGAGGGTATTTTTCAGCTATTTTTAAATCTTCTTTTACTGCTAATGGGACTCCGCGTTTAATTGCGGAACGTACCTCCATCGCATCCATCGTTTCTTCTTCTGGCAGGGTATTAAATTTATACCCCCTGTTCTCTAACACTCGTGCCCCTAAATGGGCCAACTCATGCATCAAAGTAGATAAGCCTTGCCTTGGCTCAGTGTACCTTTCTTTGTTAGGAAATGCTAACTCTCCGTCTTTGGTTCTAGCAATACCTTGCTGAAAATACACTGTGGATCCTTCAGACCGAGGCAGCAATGATGTGATGCCTTGCTCTCGTAGTTGCTCAGATGCCAGGAATTCATGCTCTTGATTTGGACCGAGCTTGGTGGAAGGAACCATTTGACCGAAAATGGTGTAAGGAGGAGCAGTATCATAATCCCCAACAATATAAGAAAGTATTTCGCCACCTTTTCGTCCATCTACTTCTTCTCCTCTTTCAATTATGTCAAAGCCAAGCCTTGCCAAAGGATTGTCAATTAAATATGGGTCAAGCTCTGCCCGTAGCTCAAGTAAAGCCATTTGGTCAAGGTGCTTCTTGGTCTTCTCGTCAAGCTCTGGAACCTTAAGCTTGTCTTTCTTAAGGTCCTTCTTGACTTGGTTTAACACACTTGATGTCGGATATTTGGCAGTTTCAGCCATTAGTAATACTCTCTTTTGCGTGGCGGCATGTCATCTTCAAACTCTTCGCCGTCCAGTCTGATAAAACCACCCTGACGAAAACGCATCAGAGCCATGGTCATACTATCACAAAAGTCATCATGGTCGCCATTAGGAAATGAGGCAACCTCCTCGATAACTTCATCAGCAAATTTTTCCCCTTCAGGATACCACACTTTTCCCGATTCAAAAATAGGAGATACTATATGCATACGGGCAGTCTTGTCTAATCCGCCCCCACCCTTCCGGCGACCGGGGGCAAAGGTGGCAACAGGGAGGTTCAGTAACCTCATTTCATCCGCCAATGGCTGACCAGAAGCCTTCGCCTCAATCAACATCAACTCTGGGTCCCAATACTCAAACTCTTCTCGCGCTATGGTTTTAAGCTCTGGAAAGTTCCAGCGACCCTTCTTAGCGTCAAGAAGTATTAAATGCTCTTCGTTGTTGTCGAACGGACGGAACACGCCCCATGTTGTAATGGCAGAGTAGTCAGCCGTTTCCTTTTTACTGTATGCCGTGTCGTAAGACTGAATAATATAGTCTAAGTCTGGCACATCGTCCTCTTCCCACGGACGCCACCACTCCCGTTTGACCATTGCAGTCTCTTCAGAAGTAGGATTTTGTTGCCACTGAGCATTCCATTTGCCCACGGACAGCGATGCCTTTACCTTAAGTAGCTCGTCCTTTTTCCAGAATTCAGGCCATAATGGTTCCCCCGAAGGCAAAATGGCAGGGAATTCTACCACCTCCCACTGGTCAGCCATCATATCCTTGCCCATTGCTGACAGTAACCTGCCAGTGATGTCCTTCTTAGACCACCGGGTCTGAACGATAATAATGGAACCGCCCGGCTGCAAACGCTGACGAGGGCCAGATGTGTACCACTCCCACGCATTATCATAAGCAGTCGAGGATAAAGCATCTTGTTCCGAGTGCGGATCGTCAATGATCAGCAAATCAGCACCACGACCAGTCATTGCAGCACCCACCCCCGCTGCAAAATATTCCCCGCCAGCGTCGGTCTCCCATCGACCAGCCGCCTGGCTGTCCTGTTTCAGGTCCGTGTTGGGAAAGATCTCCCGATAAATCGGGTCGGCGATCAGATCTCGGACCTTTCTACCGAATCTTACAGCAAGTTCGGTGTTCATGGTAGCCTGAATGATTTTTAATTTGGGGTTCCTGCCAAGAAACCATGAGGGCATGAGATAAGATGCAAATTCTGACTTGGAATGCCGGGGCGGCATATTGACAATCAGTCTTTTTAATTCGCCGCTTGCAATCCGCTCTAGCTTTTCCGCTATGATTCTATGATGGGTCCCCTCTATGAACCCATCGTAAACATGATGGACATAGGCCATGAATTCTTGTTGGGCACGACCTCGCATCTCCAGACGCTTGGCTTGCTCTTCAAGAAGGTAGATTTCTTTTAGTACGTCGTCAGGTACTAGCTCTAGGGCAGCGGTGTTCTCCATAACCCGAACGATAATATATCTGAGTGAATTTATCAACCCAACGACACGACACGACTGCGAATGACTCGCAATCTCATATAGGGGGTGGGGGGTCGGCGGCGCGTCAAATCTGATTACCAATCCGCCCCAGTAACCCCAAGCTGGGGGAGCCGTTAACCATAGGTTGTAAAAAAAAGTTTTAATACAACCGAATTAAATGCATTTAGTGTCTTGACTAATGTTTAGATATGGCATCTAATACTTGTATTAGACGCGGTCGCGGTGACCGGTGTCAATATTTTGACAAAGGAGATAATGTCATGATTGCATACAACCTTAAAGCTTCAGGTTCAGAAGATATCCGGATTAGCTATGCCAAGCTTTTACGCGATATCAAATCGCTTAACGCTATGAAGGCGGCTATTGAAAAGCAAATACGGGACGGGGAATATTCAGAAAGCTTTTCTCTTATCCCAGCCCCTGTCACTATGTATGTTCCCAAAGATTTATGGGTATCTGCTCTGGGCGAGGAATGGGTAAAGCAAAATGAACGCCCCCAGAATAAATCAGCGGTTATCGTTCCTAAGTAAACCAATCAATAACAGGGGGGCTTATGCCCCCCAGAAAGGAATCGTTATGAAGTATTTACAGCCAATCGCTAATGCCATGGGGCTTCGCATTCAAAAGGCATCATCGGACGGTTACTCTGGCTATAGAGTACTTAACCGTCACGGTATGTCTGTCGGCAAATTCTTCGAGTCGCTTGACAGTGTCGGAGAATACTTGGCCGGTCGAGTTAAGGAACACCGTTATTAAACTAACAGGGGGGCTTATGCCCCCCAGAAAGGCTAACCAATGTCTTATAATTCAACGCCCTCGCATATCCTAATAAGAACGCTAAACGAATATATGAGCCAAAATGAATACGGCTCAATAGAAGATAAACCAAGCTTCGACGAATGGTATAAAGAATGCGATAAGATTGTCACTGGTATTCTTGGGCTAGGCGTCGACGATTTACCCGACGCCCAGTGGATGGATTACTATCA